CCCAAGCCTCGACCAAGCTCGTCCTCGTCCGTTTGTCAGTGTTGCGGCTGGGATGCTGCCGGGTTTGTAACGTGTTCCTATTGCGTGTCGCGGTGTACGCCTGGGAGCCATACCCGGCGACCTACGACCGATGGCCCGGTGCCTGTTTGCGGGCGCTGCGGCAGTAGTTTTGTCCTGGGGCTATCGGACGCCTACGAGCATCCTGGTGACTGCCTCGGCGCTCACCTCGGGAAGTGAGAATACTCGGAATCGACCCTAGCCTCACGGCTACGGGCCTGGCGCTTATCGACGACGGTAACTGGACGTGGGGTACTACCTTGCGCCCGGGCGAACGTCGAGGCGGTGATCGGTTATGGTGGCTAGGTCAAGGTGTCTCTAACGCGGTGGCGGGGTCGCTGGGCGCAGACGGGATCGTGGCTATGGAGGGCTACAGCTTCGGCTCGAGCTACCAGCGCGAAACGCTCGGGGAGCTTGGCGGCGTCTTACGGGCGCTCTTGTGGGGACTGCATATCCCCGTCGTTGTTTTACCGCCGTCGGCGTGGCGGCGCCAGTTACTCGGCCCGGGCTGGCATCATCGGCTCGAGGGCCTCGATCATAAGTTCCATAAGGCGGCGATTGGCCCTGAGCTATCCCGCCTGTGGCCGCTACAGCTTGACGGGACGCACCCTGATAGCCTCGATTCGCTCGAAGCCTGGGCCGTCGCGTTCGCCGTGTGGCAGCGTATTCACGGCCTGTACGTTCCGCCGTTGGCGAAACAAAAGCGTAAGGTACGCAAGGGAGATCGTGTTGAAGATTTACCTAGCAAGTAGATATAGCCGGATCAGTGAATTGAACGACTACAAAACCGACCTCGAAGCTCTCGGCCATACGGTCACAAGTCGTTGGCTCGGTGGCGACCACCACCTGAGCGAAGTGTACGCGCCGAAAAAGGCTCGACGGTTCGCCGTCGATGACATCTCCGACATCGACGCTGCCGACTGTCTCATTCAATTCCCTGACGAGGCGCGGGAGCCGTCAACGTCGCGTGGCGGCCAGCATACCGAGTTTGGGTACGCCTTGGGCACCGGCAAGCGCATCATCATCGTCGGGTTTCGCCAGCATGTGTTCCACTACCTGCCCGGGATCGAGTTCTACGAGACGTGGAAGCGGTGTCTTAGGACGGCTCCGGCGTTGCGGGATCGTGAGATTGTGGCCTAATTGCCTTACATTCAAAACCACCTTCGCAAGCCTGCTCTTGAAATTGGGCCGACAAACGCTGGCGAACTCAACTACAAAATCACGGAAGCGTTGATCGACTACTTGGAAACGAAGGGCACCACCTACCAAGCGATCAACGATATTCTCGGGGCGCTCGAAGGCGCCAAGCTCGAGTTCTACCGGCGCGTCGCTGTGCCTTACGAGCGACGGAAGATCACGGATAACGGCGACGTGTACACTTGGGGATCAGGCGCCGTCGATGACGAGGTGGTCGCGCCCTGATGCCGCCGTCGCAGCCACCCTACGTCACAAGGATGGAAGCGGCGGCTTACAAGGATCAGGAAGGCGCCATCGCCCGTTGGCTTGCTAGTAGGGTTGAGCCTTCGCGTAGGCGCCAGCGCATACTAAGGCGGTATAACTATCACGCTGACCGCTTGCGGCCCTTAGAACGTATCTGGCAGGTTATTCCTCATCAAAAGGCGATCCCGGGTGGCGATCCTAACGCAGGACGTGTGCCTGACGGTGTTGTGTCGCTGCTCACGAAAGAGGAACAGTTGGCGGCGCGACTGGTCGATGTCCTCTTGGGCGCGAATATCAGCGTCCTAAAGTTGGCGATGGTCGAGACTGAGCCGGAGATGAGTCAACGGCTGACGGCGTTCCTGGCCGACTTCCCGTTCCTGCATGAGATTTTCGACGTGGGCGTCGAGGCGGTGTTAGTGGCGGCGGAGCTAACGCCGAGGCAGCGTGAGGCTTACTATATGCACCTGCAAGGCGCGACCGACAATGACATCGCTCTTTTTATGGGCCTGCACCCCTCAACGGTTCGCGTCTACGTCTCAGACGGCCACTTGAAGCTTCGGGAGTTGCCCGGGGAGATTGGCGTATAATTGAGGCGTGAAGAACTCTAAGCCGCTCCCGCCGAATATGCCCCGTCGCCCGAATGGAAAATCCGGCAACGATGCGACCCGGAACAAGCCTGGTAGCACTTACCGTTGGTACTGCATCCTCTGTGCGGCGCGGTCGAGTGCAGGCGTAGGTAAAAAGGGCTGGATCGGCGTTCCGTTGCCGGTTCACTTGCGCGTAGCTCACAAGTAAGCGGTAATCTGAGGATTCATGCAAGGTAATGACTACGTTCGCGCAACACGAAAGGGCTGTCGCTGAGTTTATGGCGCAGGCACGAACCGCTGATCGTGAGCGTGACGCCGTGGTCGAGTCAAAGTATCCCGTCCTGACAAATCGGCAAATGAAATCTCGCCAAGTGCGGGAAAACAGCTTTTTCCAAACTACGTTGTTTTCTGACCTCTACGGACGCGGCGCCGGAGTTTTGAAATCCGCCTACAGCCGTCGGTCGCGCCGAGGTGACGTTGATAGTCGCTAAGTCTTACCCTTGTGGCTGCACCCTGACGCCGATTACGACCGAGGAAAACTTGAAGGTTCTGCACGTCACTGTTTGTAGCTTCGAGTGTCCCGTGGCGAAAGAGATTTTGGCTTCGGCTGCCCAGCTTGCGATTCCTGTCGTTCGCCCATTCCGCTTCAACGCTAACTAATGGCTGACGCTCGGATCGGATCATCGGTGTGGTGCGAAGCTTGTAATGCTGCCTATACGACGGATCAATACTTGATCGACGTGAAAGAGCAGATTTCGATGAGTTTTGCGGGTCCGATGCGGCAACTACGAACCGCGACCTGTCCACGGTGCGTGTTGAAGCTCGAGGCTGCGCCTGGACCGAAGCCTGCGGCTCCGTCGCTCAAAGTTCAGCTTGCGCTGGCCTGCGAAGCGCGTAGGCAACTCGAGGAAGCTGGTAAGTCTCGCACCGAGGCGACGGTTGTTTCGGTCGCGGCTCAGATGGAAGCTTTTACTCGCGATTACGACGAGCCTGGATTCAAGTCCTACGTCGCGTGGGGCGAAAGGCGCTGGCGCGACCACTCATACGACGATTCGCATATCGTGGCTGCGCCTACGCCTTAGTATCCGTGACCGCCTGGTAGCCAAACCCACAACGGGATAATCCCGAAGTGGTCTAGGGCCAGCGCGACCGCTCCGCACAGGACGATGCTGACAACGGCGGTGATGGCGAAGTCTGTTTTCACGCGAATTCACCTCCCTGGTAGTAACCAGCTTCGCGAAGTTGATCGTAGACGTAGTTAGCTGGCGAGATGTCATTGTCCCAAGCGTCCCATGATGGGCCGTCAGGCAAGTCGTCTAGCCGAAGCCCACTACGAAGCTGGCATATGTGGTCGGCGCTGTCGAACCATTGTTCAAAAGTAAGTGCCATTAGGCGTCTCCTGTCTGATAGAAGTGGTTGAGGGCGTCAAGGATTTGACGCTCGATCTTGTCGGCTTCCCGCATGGCGTGTAGTGGCTGCATGGGGACGTGTGAGCCAAACATCGTGTAGACGATAGCGGCTGCCCGCTGTGCATCATGCACAGGTGAGGGCATTAGGCTGCTGCCCTCTGGCTCATCGGCTGAGTAGTGGTAGGGTGGTGTGTGTGTGTTCATGTCACCTACCATACTACGGTATGGGGCATATGTCAACTATTGGGGTGGTGTATAGGAGTACGGTCCTGTTTAGATCCCCAACCATTCCCCGGGTGGGGTCGGGTGGGGGTAGGTGATCGCCGCCACCCGCGCATGGATTAGGCGCCAGTCACACCTACTAGTGGCGTGGTCCATAGGTTTCTTTCAAGTGGCGACCGGGGGGCTATATCTGGCCTGTGGTAGTGACTGTATGTAGCGGCTCTCCTGTCGTGGTCACTCAAGCAAGGCACCATGAGCATCATCATGCTGGTGGCGAGTAGAGCAACGTGATTGGTAGTGCATAATATACATTACTAATCAACCTCGCTGATCTTGCCCGCTGAGATGCAAACCACAAGATATAGCGTGCCTACCTTCACCGGGTACCCCCTGTAGTGGGGCGGTCGGCTTCTCTAGCGCCCTTTTATCAAACCGTCCGGTCGGGAAAATACGAGTTCCCGGTTTCTTATGCATCCGTTATGCATAGCCCGAGATGGGGCGGTGCTATACTGGATCTTGTGCCGGGACCTGGAACCTGTCTCGTTTGCCGTCATCTCGACCGAGATGCTATCGACGCCGCCATCGCGGTCGGTACGCCGTACTTTCAACTCGTCGCGCAGTATTGGCGAGTGGTTTATGGACGCTCCTGACGTTCGGGAGCTTCTCAGGATAGTAGCCCTGCGTCGATAAGTTAGTCGGCGCTCTAGTCGGTAGAGATACCGGAAGGGGAGCCGACGATGCCGGGACCTGGAACTTGCTCGATTTGTCTACACGAACAGGCAGCCGAGATCGACCGGAAGGTTGTCGGTGGTGTCCCGTACCAAAAGATCGCGGCTCAATACGGCATGAGTTCTAAGGCGATCTCCCGGCATAAAGTCAACCACCTCAGTCCTGGCGTAGTCGCCGTGCCCGATTCCCCGGAGATATCCCCCGAGGCGCCGTTGCTGGAACGCCTGGAAGCTCAACTCGCTGACACTCGCCTATTCCTACGCATCGCCAAACAGAGACGGATACCCGGGCAGGGATTGGCGGCGATGCGCGAAATGAGAGCCACCCTCGAGCTTATCGCCCGGATCACCGGGGAGCTAGACGACCGGCCTACGACCGTCATCAACCTGACTAACTCTCCCGAGTGGCTTGAGATTCGAGGCGTCATTGTGGACACCATCTGTCCTGAATGTAGGCTCAAGCTTGCCGACGCGCTGTGACTTCGGCGCTACGCGGCGACCTCAAGCGGGCGCTCAACCCGGCGGCGCTGGCGGGTCAGATCGGAATGGACCCGGACCCCTGGCAGAACGATGTCCTGCGTAGCGATCATCCTCGTATCCTGCTCAACTGCTGCCGCCAGTCGGGTAAGTCCACGACCGCCAGCCTTCGCGCCGTACACGTCGCCGTGTACCAGCCGGGGTCGGTAGTGCTGCTCCTGTCCCCGTCGCTCCGGCAGAGTGGTGAGTTGTTTCGCAAGTGCAAGGCCGTCTACCGTGGACTCGGTAAGCCGGTCAAGGCCGAAGCTGAATCTGCCCTGACCCTGACCCTCGAGAATGGTAGTCGCCTGGTGTGTTTACCCGGCTCAGAATCCACCGTCCGAGGGTACTCAGGCGTTCGTCTACTGATCGTGGACGAAGCATCCCGAGTTGATGATGAGCTTATGACCGCGATCCGGCCTATGCTTGCAGTCTCGGGCGGTGGCATTATTGCCCTCTCAACCCCCGCCGGAAAACGCGGCTGGTGGTGGGATGCGTGGTCCGGTTCTGGCGACTGGAAGCGTGTTCAAATCACAGCCGACGATTGCCCGCGAATTAGCCCGGAGTTCTTGGCCGAGGAACGCCGGGATATGGGTGAGTGGCTGTACCGACAGGAATATATGGGCGTCTTTACTGAGGCACGGGAGCAAGTGTTTCGGGAAGATGACATTCAAGGCATGACCGGCGGCGTCGGCCCGGATTGGTCGAATGGCTAACGAGCATGGCTAACCACGTTATCGGCCTCGACTTGGGGCAGGTGGTTGACCACTCAGCCGCCGTAGTGGTTGAACGGCGCCAGCAAGTTTTAGAAGTGCCCTTTCCGACCCGCGAGACAGTGACAGACTTCTACCGGATCGAAAGAATAATCCGATGGGACCTGCACACGCCTTGGCATCTCATCGTTGACCGCCTGAGCGAACTCATGGCTAAGGGGCCGCTCAGCGAAGCTCTACTCGTCATTGACGCCACCGGCATCGGCGGCGTGGGCGGCCCGATCTACGCTCGATTTCTCAATGCGTGGCGGGCTGGGCGCCTGGGCGACTTTAGCCCTCGACCTATCGTGATCTCGGGGCAGGTCGAACCAAAGCGACGCTCCGTGCCTAAGCAAGCTCTCTTTACGAACCTACAGGCGCTCATTCAGGAGCGTCGCCTACGGCTCGACGCCAACCTACCCTTGGCGCCCGAACTAATGCAGGAACTTAGGACCTACGAGGCTAAGACTCGGGCTAGTGGATCAACGTCGTTCGAGGCGGCCAAGCAAAAGGACCACGATGATATCGTGAGCGCCCTCATGCTGGCCGTTTGGCTTCGACATACCGGGACTGACCCCGCATTGTTTGGCACTACAACCCCGCCGGAATTCGGCCCACCTAAGGAAACGATGATATGAGCGCCCGCGAAGGTACCTGTTAGTAGTGCCCCTCCCAACAGGCGGCGGTAAGTGGCCGCCGGAGCCGTTCCTACCCGTCTACAACCAATTCAAGGAACACGCGGCTTGGTATAGCGGGGACCCGGCGGCGCTCTCGAGCGTCTACGGCGGCGCTGTGCTTATGGACCAGTACCTTGGGGTCCCGACGATTTCGTCTCAGGACCGTCAAGGATCGTTGCTCCGCCAGAAGTGGAAGTTTTGGGCGCGGCGCTCGACTACGATCCCGTTCCAGCGCACACGGCTCCACGTCCCTATCGCGTCCGATATGGCTACGATCTCGGCTGACCTATTATTCGCCAAACCCCCCGAGTTCCGTATCGAAGATGCTCACTTAGCGAAAGGGGCGAAGGGTCGCGTGGGTGGCCTGGCGGCGCAAGATGCGCTCGATGAGCTACTCGAGTCTATGTCTTTCGATTCGTTTCTCAACGAGGCGGCTGAAAAGGCGGCTGCGCTTGGCGGCGTCTACCTGCGTGTGAGTTACGACCCGGACTTTGCCGATCATCCCTTTATTACGGCGGTCGAGTCTGACTCCGCGATCCCCGAGTTTCGTTGGGGCGTTCTTGAGGCGGTTACGTTTTGGCGCGTCGTCTCCGATGACGGCGACATCGTTTGGCGGCACCTCGAGCGCCACGAAAAAGGTAAAATCCTCCACGGTCTTTATGAGGGCGGGCGCAATAATCTCGGGGAGCTTCGACCCCTGACAGATCAACCGGCGACGGCTCCATTAGCGATCAACGATTTTGTCGATGGCAATTCGCTCGAGACTGGCGTTGATATGCTTACCGCCGTTTACGTTCCGAATATACGGCCCAACCGTTCGTTCCGCTCGACTGACTTGGGCCGTAGCGACTTTCAGGGAACCGAAGGGTTTATGGATGCCTTAGACGAGATTTACTCGTCATGGATGCGTGACCTACGACTAGGCCGTGCCCGTTTGATTGTGCCCGCCGACTGGCTCCGCTCGAACGGCGTTGGTAAGGGCGCGGAGTTCGATAGCGACCAAGAGATTTTCACGACCCTGGACGGGATGCCCGCGACCGAAGGGTCGATTACGAACAGTCAATTTGCGATTCGATGCGCCGAACACGCGGCGATGGCCGATGATTTCGTAAACCGGATCGTCTCGACGGCTGGCTACAGTTACGCAACCTTTCAAGCTAAGAGCGACCAAAAGGTTTTCCCCGCGACGGCGACCGAAATCGCCAGCCGTGAGCATCGTTCGCTGACAACTCGTAACAAAAAACTGACCTATTGGGCGCGTCCTTTGGCTGACATTTTAGAAGTCATGCTACAGATAGACGCAAATGTTTTCGGTGGCGTCGCCGGTGGCCATCGTCCGAAGGTGATTTTCCCCGACGGCGTACCCGCCGAACCGACCGTGACGGCGACGTTTGTTTCGTTGCTGGCGGCGGCTCATGCCGTTAGTACGAAAACGAAAGTCATGCTCGTCAATCCCGACTGGACCCCCGAGGCGGTTGACGAGGAAGTCAAGCTTATTTTGGCTGCTGACGCCGCCAGTAAGCCCACCCCAGTTGTGGTAGCACCGACGCTCCCTGAGCCAACGCTAGCGGCGCCGACGGATACTCAGGACCCCGGGACCCCCGCTGCTCCATCGAATAACCCCAATACGCCGGGGGCTTCGGGCAACGACGGTCCTGCCCCTGACGGGCCGAACTTCTAGGTGACGACCAAGCTCTACCACGTCGCCCCCGATGTCGCGGGCGGCGAACCGTTACTACTTGGCACCGTCACTATCGACGGCAACACGGGCGACCTCGAGCCGGTGTGGTTGTGCGATCAGGCTGGGAACGTCATCGTCATCGACGGTACGGGTAAAATCGGGATCAATAACTTCCCCGCCTTCCCCACCGACCAGCTTGTCAACGCGACCAACCTCGACATTACACTCACGTCCCTGGCAGACCTTATCAAATCTGGTAAGACGCTGGCGGATATCGTCACGGCGCTGGGGTCGGTGGCTGTTACTGGCAGCTTTTGGCAAGCCACTCAGCCGGTGTCGGGTACCTTCTGGCAGGCGACGCAGCCGACGAGCCTAACACCTAAGCAACTCTCGACCGACACCGTAACGATTACCGCTAGTGGCGACACCGTTGCTCACGCTACAACTGCCGGTAAGACGTTGCAGATTTACTGCCTCAAGCTTTCCGCCGATGGAAACAACGGCCCGATAGTTTTGGCCGCTACCCGTATCGGTACTATCGCCCCGACTACAAGCGCCAAGGTCGATTTACAGTCGATGTCCCCGGCGCAAGTTGTGGCCGCTAACATCGGCGCTGAGTATGGCGGCGGTCCTGCTTTTGTCGCTGGTGCCGTGAGCGATAACCTAATTGTCAATCTGTCGGCGGCGGCGACCGTCTATGCAACCCTGCGTTACTTGGAGGTTTAGATGCAACAGGAACAAGCGGTTACGAGCATCGGACATCTAGAACTCAGCGCCACCGTAATTCGCTGCGGCTGCGGGCTAAAGACTTATGAACCGGACCATAAATGTCCGAACCCAAGAATCGAAGAACTCGGCGTGATAGCCGAAGGAGATATTGATGCCTGACGCCAGCGACGATAGTACGTCCCCGTTCGTTCCCCACCCCGCGACTGGCGCACCGTCCGAGGTGGCGTTCTACGACTGCGGTAACTGTCAGGAGGAAATCCACCTAAACGGTCCTGCTGGGATTCATCAACTTGAGTGTGGGTATTGCGGAGCGGTCAACCTTGTGACGGTCGGCCAGATTAGTCCTCCGTTGGCCCCAAAGACAAAACAGGACGCCGTGAGTGAACCTCAAGGTGTGGCGCCAGTCGGGGAGATTATCGGTGGCTAATGTATTTACGACCGTTGGTAAGGGACAGAACACCGGACGCCTGACGGGTGGCGTTACCACGACCAATAATCAGGGTGCCTGGGGTACTGGCGCGGGTACGGCGGCGGTCACTGACACTACGCTATTTACCGAAGCGTCCGAGGCTCGGGTTACTGCGACGCTTACGCAGCAACTTGTAAACGTCGCCAACGACACCTTCCAGATGGTCTACACGCTTGTTGCCAACGGCACTAAGACGATTACTAACGCGGGCGTGTTCGACGCCGCGACCGTGGGTAACCTGTTCGTCAAGGGCGATCACGCCGGGATACCCCTCCTAATCAACGACTCCATCGCTTACACCTTCAAACTTACCTTCGCATAGCCCGAGGGGGCTAAATGTCCATCACAACCACCTATAGGACTGCCGGAACCTACGCGGTAAACATCCCCGTTGGAACCGCTAACCTCAAGGTTGAGTGCTGGGGTGGTGGTGGTGGTGGTGGTACTGCCACCGTAGATGGCGGCGGTGGCGGCGGTGGCGGCGCATATCAGACCTCAACCTTTGCTACCCCCGTAACCGGCGCTGCGACCGTAGTAGTAGGCGCTCGTGGTGCAGTCGCTACCAACGGCAACGCTTCTAGCTACACCAGTGGGGTCAATGCAGTCACGGCCAACCCCGGACTGGCGGGAGCTAACGGCTCCGCCCTTGGTCCCGGTGCAGGCGGTGCAGGCGGTACGGGCACCTTCCATGGCGGTACAGGTGGAATCCAGAGTGGTGCTGGCGTAGCCAGCGGCGCAGGTGGCGGCGGTGGCGCTGGGTCTGCTGGTGCTGGTGGCACAGGAGGGCCGAACATTACAGGTGGTGCTGGTGGTACTCCTGACGGCGGAACGGGTGGTACTGGCGCTAACGGGATCGCGGTAGCAACCTCCGGCAATCAACCCGGTAGTGGTGGCGGTGGGGCCTCAAGCTTGGCCGTAGGTTCTAACGGCACACCGGGAATGGTGCGCCTCACCTACGACTTTGGTAGCGTCACTAGCGCAACCACTACCAGCATCGTCAAGAAACCCGGCAAGCTGGAGGCCGTCACTAGCGTCACAACCGTGCTGGCCGTCCGTAAGACTTCAAAGGCAGCGGCGTCCGTAGGGGCGGTGACGAGCGGAACGACCACGGCGGTAGCTAAAAAGATCACGCCTGTCCTACCCTTGGCCGTCACTAGCGTCACCACCACGGCCTTGACTCGGCGTTCCGGTAAGCTCTTGACCGTTACCTCTCCCACTACCACCTTCCTACAGCGGGCCGTGGGCAAGCTCGAACTCGTCATAACCTCGACCGTGGGCGTACTGTTCTACAAGGTGGTATTCCATGCGTTCGGGATCACTAGCCCTGGCACCGTTACGCAGACTCGACAGATCGGCCTGTCCCCCGCTCGGGTGGGCGGCGTCACTTCTGCCACCACCGTGACGCAGACTCGACTGACCGGCAAGTTACTCGCGGTGACGAGCGTTGGTACGGCCTTTATGGTCCGGGCTACGAGCAAGATTTTGTCGCTTACGTCCGTAACTGCGATGGGCTTTGCGAAACGGATTATCGCGGCGCGAACCTTAGCCGTCACTTCCGTCACGACTGTGAAAGGACTGCTCCAAATCCCATTCAACAAAGTGCCCAGCGGTAGCGGCGGAACCACGATCATCAACAAAATCTTCGACCTGTTCGAGTAGCTCATGCCATTAGTTGCGATTCTCGCCGCACAACCATACGGCCTACCCGCCTTCGCGGATCACGGCTCGTTCTACTTGGTAGTCGTCAAGGCTGGTGACGGCTTTGTCTATTACTACGATTCCAATTTCGTCGTCAGAGAAGATTCCAGTGTGTTTATCTGGAACGCGATTGGGGCGACGGCTCAGTATCCCAAGGGCACTTGGACCCGTGTGCCAGAAGTCCGTGTGTAAATCAACGCCTAGAGATAGGCGCCATTCAATCTCTAAGGGAGAAAAGAAATGACCGAACCGAATACCACCGAAACCGCCGTAGCCAACCCCGCACCGGCGGCTGAAACGACTACGACTCCGGCGCCAGCCGCTACCCCCGCTCCGGCGACTACTGGCTGGGAGGGCGAGTTCGACGCTGCTCGAGCCAAGGCTGCGCTCGACGCTGCCCGCGCTGACGCGAAGGCGGCCCGTGCTGAGAAAACAGAATACGCGGCTGGGCTTCGCAAGTTCGGTATCGACCCCGACCGGATGGCTGCGGCCATCTCGGGTAAGCCGTCCCCCTTGGACCCCAGCGACTTTGAAAAGGCGTTGGCTGCATCTCAGGCGGAAACGCTTACGGCCCTAGCTGAAAATCGTTCCCTCCGACTCGACGGCGCCGTTAGTAAGGCCGTCATCGCACAAGGCGGTAATCCCGAATTACTGCCCGTTTACCTACGCGGCTCCGGGGTCCTTACTGACCTCGATCCATCTGCCGAAGGGTTTGAGAAATCCCTAACGGCCCTGGTCAAAGGAACCCTCGAAAAGAATCCATCATTGAAACTGACGGGCAAGGCTCCGCTCGGTCCCAATACTGCCGAAATCCCAGCGGGAAGCGGTGGCGAATCAACCCCTATCGACCCGAAGGCAACCGACTTTTCTAAGCTATCCCCCGAAGCTATCGTGGACCTGCGACGTGCGGGCATGATTATGGGGATTCCTGGCGACAAAAAGTAGGACGGTCCCGGGCCGCCACCCCAAAAACAGGAGCTAACAACTAAATGTCAATCGCAACATTTATCCCCGAGGTGTGGAGCGCAGAGCTTCTAGTCGCCTTGCGTAAGAGCCTGGTTTATCAGGCACTTTCGAACCGTGACTATGAGGGCGAAATCGCTGGCGCCGGAGACACCGTGCATATCAACTCGGTGTCGGACCCGACCATCAAGACCTACGCCAAGGGCGACACCGTGACCTATGAGGGCCTGGATACCGTTGACCGTACCCTCGTTATCGACCAGTCGAAACTGTTTGCTTTCGCCGTCGATGACATCGACAAGCGACAGGCCGCCGGTAACGTCATAGTTCAGGCGATGGCGCGGTCGGCCTACCGCCTTGCTGACCTGTCCGATCAGTTGATCGCTCAGGCGTGCGTTGACACTAATACCGCCAACGTCATCGCGCAAACTTCGATCACTACGGGCGACTTGGCCTACACTGGCCTGGTTTCGTTGAACCAGAAGCTTGACGAGGCGAACGTCGCCAAGGAAGGGCGCGTCGTGGTTCTCCCCCCGTGGTATCTTGCCCTGTTGTTCTCGAACGCCTTGTTCACGAACGCCTTTGCTGCGGGCCAGCCTGCCGCTCAGACGACCGGGTACATTCGTACCATTCTCGGTATGGACGTGTACGAGTCTAACAACACCCCCAATAGCGCGTCGTCTGCCGCAGTTTCAACTTTCGTGGCCGGTAACGCCAACGTGTCCTGCGTGATCGCCGGAGTGCCGTCGGCTATTACCTTCGCGGATCAGTTGAGTGAAGTCGAGGCGCTTCGGTTGCAGACAACCGTTGCCGATGCGGTCCGTGGACTGCACCTCTATGGCGCCAAGCTGACCCGTCCCGATTCCATCGCCGTCCTCAAGGCGTCGCAGGTCTAAGCCTACCGCCATCTAACCCCTGGATCGTCGCCGTCGGCTGGTGCTGGCGGCGACCTTCCACCTTGGAGAAAACTCTGTGTCTGAATCGTTCGCAGCCTTTGACGCCGCTCCTGACGCCGCTCCTGACGCCGCTGACGCAGCGGTCGAGGCGGCTAATGCTGCCGACGCCGCTGACGAAGCTGCCGTCGGTTCTCCGGCTGCCGACGTTACTAACGCCGATGCTGCCGCTACCGCTGCTAACGCCGACGCTGCCGCTACTGCCGACGCTGCCGTTGCCGCGAACGCCGCTGCTGCTGATGCGGCGGCTGCTGCCGACGGTGCCGCTGCTGACGCTGCGATAGCTCCTAACGTCCCAGCCGACGCTCCCGCTCCCGTCCTGCAACTTGACGCGGCTGAGACTGCCAAGGCTGCTACAGCCGTCAATGCCCCCTCTCTCGACGCTGCTAACGCCGCCGATACTGCGGCTGCTAACGCAGCTATCGCCCCCAACTCCCCCCCGGCGCCACGCGGCCCGGACTCACCCCTTGATGTCAACGCCGTCAATCCTGGCGATGTCGAGGTTGCCGATGTCAAAGTCTACCTAACCCCCCTCGACCGCATCAAGCTCGTTGAAGATCAGGAGAAATAAATGGCCCGCACAAACATTCCAGTCGTAGCGTTTACGCAGGACGCCGGTGTCAATGAGACTGCCGGGACTGCACTTGACCCGACCAACGGGCACGTCTTTACCGCCGAGAATCCCGACCGCACCATTCTCGTTGTGGCCGAGACCACAGCCGCCAAGACCGTGACCGTCAAGGCCGGTTCTGGACCGCAGGCCGAAGTCGGTCGCGGGGACCTGGTTGTCACCCCGTCCATTAGTGTTCGCACCATAATCGGACCGTTCTCGAGCGCCCGGTTCGGACAGGCAGCCGGGGCCATCAACATCGATCTTGCGGCTCTTGCCGCCGGGACGGTTTGGGCTTACGAACTCGATGAGCCGTCTAACGCGATCTAGGTTGTAGGGTGTCGCGACAGTACGCGACGCAGGCACAGCTACAGGATTGGCTGGGGGCGTCCGTGGCGCTTCCAGTTGATCCTGACGTAAAGCTGCAACGCGCTTCGGACGAGGTGGACTATGCCCTAAATGGGGCGGTCTACGCCGTGGATAACAATTCGCTACCTACTGACCTTAGCATTATCGCGGCACTACAGGACGCTACCACGGCTCAGGTTGAATACTGGATGGTGACGAACGACGAGGTTGGGCAGTTTGAGTTCGCCCACATGATCAACTCTACTGACGCCGGATTACAGATTCAACGCCTACCCGGGCGCCTACCGGCGTTATGCCGTCGCTCACGCGAAATCCTAGTGAGTGCGGGGCTTTTGTCGCATATCGGAGTGGCCGTTTAGGTTGGCGACTTTCGTGGGCGGCTTGACTGCGCCAGTCGGGTTGATGAGTGGTGGCTATGCCTGGACCCATAAGCTGACGCTCATACATCGGACTACGACCGGGACTCCCGACGATTACAACCAGCCGACCGAAGGCGCCGTGGTAGAGACTCCGTTCGTCGGGCGGCTAGTCGAAAACTCAGCCGTCAAAATCCAACAGGCGAACGCCGCCGGTGTGACTATTGGGTCGCACTTCCTCAAGGCGCCCGCTGCGTTAGCGGCCACGAAAAACGATTTGATTCGCTGGACTACTGACGACGGGCGGCGCTACGAAATCAGTAATCATCCCCACTTGGCCGAGGGTCGGCTACACCATCAAATTATCGACCTCAAGGAAGTGCAGGGATAATGGCCGAGACAATGCGTGTGGTAGTCAATCAGAGTGCGCTCGGGGCGCTATTTGAGGGGCTTGGTACTGGCGTTCACAGGATGGCCGAACAAGTCGTACTCGAGGCCGAGGCTGGCAAGCCGAAGGGCGCTAAGTCCTGGGCCGTGACGATGTACCGTGGCAAGAAAATCGGCGGAAGCGGCGAAGTCCCCAAGGGTGTTCCGCAGTCCATCAACGCGGTCGAAGCGTTCGCCGTCTTTGGTTTCCCGTCGGCCTTCAAGGAGCTTGGTACTCCGGCGCATACTATCGGCGTCAACACCACGAAGCACTCGGCCAAGTATTGGGCTTCGCACAAGCCAAAGGCTACAGCCTTACATCTCAAGGACGGCGCGTTCCGTGCGTCCGTTCACCACCCCGGATCGCGCCCGCAACCCTTTATCAACCCGGCGGCGGCGGCTGTCGCGGGACGCAGCGATAGCATAATCGCCGCTGGCGTACCGTCGGCCTTCAAACAATGACTATCGACGCCGTAGGCAAAATCATCCTCGAGCTACGCGCCGATACCGCCGTGGCCGCAATTGTCGGCACGAAGGTTTGGGGGCAGGAAATCCCCGACAATATCGACGCCGATCCCCGTCCGTTTATCCTGGTTCACAATTTAGTGAACGTGCCTCACAGTAGGGAGCCGTTACAAAACTCCCGTGTGTCGATCATGGCCGTGGGCCTGACGCCACGACTCGCGGCGGCGCTCTACGTCGCCGTGTCTAATGCCCTGCACGATAAGGGGCCACGTCATACCGCAGGCGGTACGGCAATTTATCGGAGTCATGAGGAAGCCGGAGGGCAGCCGATGACCGACCCCCAAACCGGCTGGCCGTCGTCCACGGCGATTTACGTTCTACAGGCTGCCAGTATCCCGCTACCCTAGCTCAAGTCTCGCGTGGTGGCGCCCGCTGCCGCGTTCAAAAAATAGGCGATAGTCGATACGTCGGCTGTAGTCATACAGGAGATAACCTATAATGTCAGTGACCGCAACCACTAGCTCCGATATGTTTATCGGCGCCGGAGACGTGTTCGTGGACGGTGCCGCCGTTGGCGCGACCGAAGCGAATAACCTTTTCCGCGTTCAACGCTCCTACTTTACGCCGAAGCTCAACGGCATCCCCGGCTTTATCAAGGGCCTGGATTACGTCAAAGAGGAACAGGCCGAGTTGGAAGTGACGATTCCAGAACTCAACCTGGCTAACCTGGCTTACGCCGTTCCTGGTTCTGTTGCTATCGCGAGTGACGCGGCGGGCACTACGCTCGGGACGTATAACACGACCCTGGCAGCGCCTTCGGTGGTGGGTGACACGAACGTCAAGGTTACGTCCATTACGACCGTCAACGTCGGTGACGTGGTGCAGATCGGCGCCATTGGCGCCCGTGAGTTTCGTACCGTCCTCACTCCGATTGGTACTGTCGGTGCTGCCGGTACTGGCCTGACGCTAAACGCGCCTCTGTCTTACGCACACGCCAGCGGCGACGCGATTATCTCGATTGCTTCAACAACCCTGTCGGCTGATTCGCCGGTCGGAGCCGTCAACGTCAAGGTGGCGTCGGTCGCCGGAATGGTGATTGGTTCGGAGGTTCGGTTCGGGTATCCCAACGAGGCGGAGGTTCGTGAGCTTACCTTTGTCGGTACGACCGGCGCGGGCGGAACGGGCGTTTCGTTTACGATGCCCCTAGCCTTCGGCCATCGTTCGGGCGATGCGGTGATCGTGCAGGTTGACGCGGGTGGCTCGACCTTCGCGTCTAACAGCGGCGTGACTCGTCGGCTGCCCTCGAGCGTCTATCACAAGTGGGAGCTTGTAGTTCCCGGCCTGGACGGGCGCTCGATCCGATTCCGTCTCAGCGACGCCATCATGATCGACTCCGCCAGCTTCGAGGCAAAGGATGACGGGACGTTGGCGCCCCGCCTGAAATTGCAGTCGAGGTGGGACCCGGCGGCCCCGACCGTTAGCCCCTGGATGATTACTCGCGTTCCTGGCGTCTAGTATGCGCTCCGAGGGTGATATCCTCGCGGGCGTCTTGACGGTTGTGATCGGAGGGGAGCCTTTTTCCCTCCGTGAGCTTCCTATCGTGGAGCTTCGCGAGTGGAAAGGCGCGTTTACGTCGGCCATCGAAGGGCTAGGCAACCTCGACCCCAATAGCTCGAGTGAGCTTGGACAGTTGATGGACCTTGGCAGCGGTGCGATTCTTGACCTGGTTGTCTTGTATGACAAGGCATCGGTTCTCGGGGGCAAGGATGCCGTCGAGAAAGTCGCCACCGAAACCGAAGTCTATCGTGCGTTTCGGGTGATGCTTGATGCCGCCTTCCCTTTCGTTCAGGACGCGATGACGGCCTATTCACAGGTACAGAAGATCAACCCGGCGGGATCAGTACCGCTGGCCTCTACGAATGGGCTTTCGCCCATTGGGGCACCGGCCCGCAAAAGCTCGAAGCGGAGCTAACAATGTCTCAGTTGGCATTGTATTGGAGCGCGGCGCAAACCCGTACCGAACGCGAAACTAAAGGACGCTTGGCAGAGATTTTCTTTGCCTCTCGCGACGCGGGTTATGAGATCGCTTTGGCCGAACAGGGCAAAAGCACTCAACTTCCTTGGTATGCTCGGCCCGAGGCACAGCCAAAACTCGGCGGTGGCTTGGTCGGTAAGGACCTCGAAGCCGCCGTGGATCGCTTTGCCTTCCAGTACCCGGAGCGCGTGAACTAAATGCAAGTCGCTACCGCGTTCGTCAAGTTCCTGGGTGACTTCACCGAAGTCAATAAGGGCTTCGACTACCTGCCTCAGTATGGGGGTCAGGCTGGCGTAAACGTGGGGGCGAATTTCGCCTCGAAGATGGGAGTGGCGGTAAAGGTCGGTCTTGCCGGGATAGCCTCGACCGGCATCGCCGGTATCCTACAAGGACTCGGTAAAGACCTCGAGGAATCAGAAGCGCGACTCAAGGGCGCGATTGAGTCTGTCGGTGGCAACTTTGAAACCCTCAAGCCGAAGATCGAAGGCGCCCAAGATGCGATGACGAAGTTCGGGTACAAGTCGAACGAAGTCGATGACGCCTTGGCTATTTTGACCCTAGCCTACAAGGACCCCATCAAGGCGATGGAAATGCTATCCGTTACCACTAAGATAGCGACCGCCAAGAATGAGGATTTGAAAACGGCGGCGGGGGACGTAGCCAACGCTCACAACGGTATGTTCAAGGGATTGCAGAAAATCATCCCCGGACTCAGGGATTCGGCGGCTGCCGTTCATGCGCTGACGATTGCGGAAAAGCTGCATCAAACCGCCGTAGATGCACTAGCCAAGCCGACGCAACACCTCAACGACCTTATGGCGGAAGATGCGAAGATCAAGCATCTCAGCCTTCCGCAACAGTTTGCCCTTCGCGACGCACATAAAGCTGTAGCTGACGCTCAGGCGAAAGTCACTACGACCACTCAGAACCTTGCTACCGCTACTACGGCAGCCGCAGGCGCCACAAAGAACGGCGACAAGGCGATGACCGATTGGGCCGCTCATTACAACGGCGATCTCGATAAGGCAAAAACTACGTCGGGCGTTTGGGATAGTATCAAGGCGAAGGTTGAAAACTTCGGCGCCAGCGTTGGGGCGCAGGCAGCGGGTCCCCTGACGGCGATGGGCGTGGTCACAACGGCCTTTAGTCCGTTACTACAGGCGGGCGTAGGTGGCTGGATCAAGGAGCACGCCAAATTCGGAAAGGCAGTCGAGAAAGACGTTGGCGTGGTTGCGGCTGCGGGCGAGGATTTGGTTGGCAAAGAGCAAGCGTCATTCGCCAAACGCGCTGCCCTGGCGGTAGCGCACGGCGTCAAGATGGCGGCGCTTTTCGTGGCCGACCATGTGCGCCAACTGGCGGCTAGTGCCGGGGAGCTTGCGATCTGGACCGCGAGTGCCGCCAAGCGGCTCGTTATGGAATCGGCAACCTTAGTCAAGGAAACCGCGCTCTACGTCGCTAGTGGCGCCAAAAAAGCGGCTATCGAAGCTGGTGAGTTCGCCCTAAGCGCGGGGCGTTGGATAGCTCACACAGCCCTACAGCTTGCTCAAGCCGGTATCCGGCTGGCTATCTGGATCGGTTCACACGCGATCATGCTGGCGACTTCTATCGCTACAGCTATCGGTGTGGCTGCCGCCTTCCTCTTGCCCCTGTTGCCGTTCATTCTTATCGGCCTGGCTATCGGGTTACTGGTTCTCCTGGTGGTCACGCACTTTAGTCAGATACGCGATTTCGTCGTAGGCGTGGTTAGCAAGATTATCGCCGTGTTCTTGGAGTTTGCGCCCAAGGTCGGCAAGGCGATCCTCGACGTGCTGCTCTTTTTCCCGAAGCTCGAGTTTGAAGCCCTCCAGTTCTTTGGCGGCTTGGTCGGTAAGATCATCGGCTTTTTCTTGACGATCCCGGGGCGCATGGCGCAGATTGGCGGGGACATTCTACACGCTTTCGCCAAGGGTATCGCAGACGCGGCGGGACACCTACCCGTGATCGGCGCCTCGATCCAACACCTACTCGGCTTCTCTGAGGGCGGTGTAGTCCCCGGCATGACGGGCGCGGCTCAGTTGGCGGTAGTCCACGGCGGGGAGCGTATTCAAACCCCGGCACAGCAAAAGGAACAGGGGAAGGGCGGTTTCAACGTCGGAGAAATCAACGTCTACAACCCGACGCCGGAACCGGCCTCAACTAGCACCGGGCGCGAGTTGCGGAAGCTTGCCTATCTTGGGCAGGCGTCATAAAGTGTCATCATTATGACAACCTTCACCCTTCCCGAACGCTGGCTATTTGGCGGCGTGGACCTCTCGACGTTCGCCACGGTCACGGAACTATCGGCTGGACCCGGGGAGCTTCCGCCGTTGCGGGGCGCCGACGTACCGATGGCGTCGTTTGACGGCGAACGCTTCAACGTCAAGCTTTACGGCGCTCGGCGTATTACTCTGACGTTGGGGATTACGAACACCGACGCGGCGGGCGCGACGACCGGGACCCCGACGCAGGCGCAAACGAACCTCGAGACGCTACAGACAGTTTTGGCCGTTCGCCGTGTGCGCCAGAATCTAGTTCAAGTGATGCCCGATACAACGCAGCGCACGGCGCTGGCCGAGTGTGTCATTTTCAATAGTACGATCTGGCAGGCTGGCCGCGAGTACGCGACGATTGTGGCTGACTTCCAGCTATCCGACCCTTGGTTCTACGCCGCCGACGTGGTAGATGCCTCTCGAGACGTTTCGGTTTCGCCTACGGTTTTCCCTATCACGCACCCCGGTACCGTCCGGGGTAACCGGGTTGTGTTCGATATTCTCGGGCCAGCCGCCAACCCGGAGATTGTCAACGCCGCCAACGGCGTGTCAGTGCAGTGCCTGGTGACCGTCGCCGCGACCAAGCATCTGATTATCGACTGCGACGCCTGGACCGCGCTCAACGACGGCGTACAGGCTATCGGGTCGATTCGGCACAGCGGCGCGTACCCGTTCATGTACTTCGAGCCGGGATCGAATAGTCTGACCTGGACCGCTACCGGCCTATCGGCGGCG